CAGTCAAGACATCTTGCCAAACACGAACGAGTGTTTCAATAAGTGTTTCTTCAACATTGAAACTTTCAAACAGAATATCAAGTTCTTCTTTTAGATCCTGAAGAGATCTTCTTGTTCTATCAAGTTTTGCTGGATCCTCTTGTGCTCTTTCAATTTTTCTTCTAGCTTTTAAAGTTTCTGTAAACTCATATCCGAGACCAACAGTATTCATAACCCGAGCATTAATAGCAGCGTAATGAATTGCGCTTTGATCATAAAGTTCGGCTAATGTATCCAAGTCGTATGGAGGATTAACAATATCCCATAAAGCATAACCGTTGATGACTTCTGGATCAACATACTTAGATTGTGTTCCATCTTCGCCTTCATGTCTTTTATTCAAAGAATTTGCTTTTCTTTTCATCTTTGGGGACAGTGATGAAATTTTTATAAAATTGAATGGATCCTTATTCTCTTTTTCAAAAGGGTTTGAGATATACGAAATATCATCAAGTTGCTGATCATTGTCTTCTGGATTGTCAATATGGACCATTTGGTTTGTCATAATTCCTCACTTCCTAAAATAGTTGTCAAAAAAATCTTCGTATGGGTCAGCAACAAGACCATTTGACAGCCTTTCCGCCTGATCTTCTCTTTCTGAAGAGCTGACCTTCCTTCCTCCTGCAACCCAACTAACACGACCCTCTTCTGAGCCAGTCCAATAGATTGCAGCCTCTCGTACTCTCTTCTCAATATCTTTGTCTCCACAAAGACCTTCTGCACAAAGAACACCATCTCCGTCGCTTAGTGGGAAGCCATCAGGCATAATCCACATACAAACACCAAAGGCTCTTTCGGGAACCCAAATTTTTTTGTCTTTAATAATATCTGATTGCATAAGTTTAATTGTACACGACTTTCGTTAAAAAACTGTAGTGTTTTTACTTAACTGGACAAGATCCTGTTGCGCAGTCGTCAAAATCCATTGCTTCAATACTAGATTGTTGCAAAGGTACTGTTAGGTCTATTTTGGAAAGAGCCTTTTTGTATTCAACCTCTGTAATTTCTTCATATGGAGGCAAAACAAAGTTGTGATCAACATGAAGCAAAAAGGATACGCTCTTGATTGATTTGTCGTAATTTTCAGACAACCATTCTTTAATCAGAGGCAGTTCTTCTTTGCGGTAATAAACAGTTACCGAGACTGCGTTATCAGCCCAAACCGTTTGCATCTTCTTAACCCATTCAAGTTGTTCAATCGCTGTCATGTTTTTTGCCAATACAGCATTCTCTGGGGACTTGCATGGGAATTCAACAACATAACGGCTATGGTCTTCACGACCATCAATCCCAATATCCCAAACAACCTTGTAGCCTCTTTTCCGACATGCATCAACGAGCGGATCGTTTGATCCAAAGCGAACTCTTCTTGTATAGAAAGAAGCAAAAGCTGGGTGAACGCCAGGAGTTACGCCTGGAAGGAGAGATAGGGTTCCCGATGGCTGAACTGTTGTTAAACGAACGGATTCGGGGAAACCTTTTTCTTTGCTGTACTTCTTATCAAAAGCCGATAGTTCGTTATAAACATCAGACAACCAAGACACCTGAGTTTCAGTTGCTTGCAAGATGCCAGTGATTGATTGACCCAATCTGGCATTCTTCTTGACAATATCGGTAGTCTTTTTGTATGGGTAAGAAAGTCTTGTGATTTGCTTCTGGATTAGATACAGGAGTTGTGAGATTTCAACAAACTGATCATATGAGTCAATGTTTGGCAAAAAGATTGTAGCTAAGTTACATGATTCACCATCGCCCAGTGCAATCTCTGCACACGGATTGAATCCCTCAATTGATGGGTCTGGCTTGCTTTCTCCTAAACGACCTACTGTTCTTGCAAGGTTTCTATTAATAAGACCATAAGGTTCTCCTGAACCATCGTAGCCTTTCCACAATTCATTCATGATTTCATCAAAAGCATCTGCGTAGATAGAATTGTTGCTGTTTGCTCGCCATCCAGGAACATTCCCTGAAGACCAGTTTTTTGCTCTTAAGAATAAAACGTCATCAGGATCGCCAATAGCGATTTGTGCTGATCTTCTTGATGAACCAGCAATTACAATCTTCCCAATGATATTGCAAACATCAAGGACATCAATTGACCGCAATTTCTTGCCAACACGAAGATCAAGTACTTTGCAAATCTCTGTGATTCCATCAACCAATGCTGCTGGACCAGATGCTGTTCCTCCAAAAGTAGACAGGACTGCACCATACTCTCTTACCAAGATTGTTGAATAAGTAAACGACTCTCCTGTATGAAAATATGAATTCAAAACATTGTGAAGCAACTGCCTCCAGCCTTGTCTTGAGTCTGGAACAATGAAGTCGGCATCTTTGGTCTTTTCGTGCTTGATTGAAGCAACTGGTTTAATTTTTGGCAGGTCATGAATCTTAGAACGCTCTACCGAGAAACCAACTCCTCCACCAAGCATTAGGTAGTCAAAGACCAATTCAAAATCTTTTGGAGACTCAATGTTTGTGAAAAAACAATTGTTGAGTGATGTTCCTGAGAATTGCGATACAAGAGGCGTTCCCAGCTGCCACAAAGCCCGCCCAGAGACGCTACAGCGCAAGTTAAACATATGGTCAAACAAAGTCTCTGCTTGCTCTTTAGAAAATGGTACACCGATTTCTACAGCCCCGTTGATGACTCTTGTTAAAGTCTCAATCCAAGTTTCTGTTCTGTTTAAGCCTTCAACGCTCCGGCTATAAGTTCTTAGATAAACAATTTCTCCAAGACCTCCAAAACCCCATGGTGGTTGCTTTTCTTCGTATTTTGCTACGAAATCTGATGTAATTAATGACATGTTTTCTCCTAAATAAGTATCTTCTAGTTTATCAACGCAGGTCTTACTCTGCACCGATTATTGCTTGGGTCTAATTTTGTTTTTTTTCAAACTCGTTGTATCTCTCAATGATGCTAGTTGCAACAGAGGACCAAGAGTGTTTTTCATGAATAGTTTTCGCAGAACGATATGCAAATTTTTTAAATTCTTCATATTCGTTTGTGACGTTCTTCATTGAATCAATAAGTTCATCAAAGTCAGGAATAGCCCATAAACCAGTGTCTGTCCCGTACATATGTGAATTATAATCAGCATCGCCATACTCAGCTGACAGAGGAATCCCGTAATGAGCAAAGTCAGCGCATCCGGTTAAGTTTGTAACAATAGTTGGCAAACCTGTTGCCATTGCTTCAAAAGGAATCATTCCAAATCCTTCACCACTTGTTGGGTAAATCAAGCAATGACATTTATGATAAAGCCTAACAAGATCATCAATAGAAAATGAATCAGGGATCCCGATAATTTGTGGATGGTTTATGGCACTTACCAGTTTATTATCCAAATAGATCTCTGCATGACAAAATGAGTTGTATTTCAAAATCAACTTGTAGTCAAGATTCCCGTCAAATAACTCAAGAAATGCGTCAACCGCTAATTGAGCATTTTTTCTTTTTGAATCTCCTCCAATGTGAAGGAAGTTGAAAGTATCTGTCAGTTCTCTTTCGTATGGAAAAAATTCTGAAGAAATACCGTGAGGAATAACATGAATGTTCTCATTCACATTGTATTTAACATAAACATCTTTTACAAAGGAAGAGGTTGCCCAGATTTCATTACACATACTCATGTTGTAAAGCCAGCCCTGAGGAATCTTTGTTGACTCCCAAGGTGTATATCCGACTTTGTAATCATTACTAAGCTGATAGTAATGAGGCTGACAGAAGTTTATATGAAATGGGATTTCTGTTTTATTATAAAAAACACCGAAATGTTTTGACTGCAATGCCTTGATTGTACTCAAGGCTGCGTTGGCATAACCCTGGCTTGCCCAGAGTTCCCCACTAACGTCTACGTTACTTAAACTAAACCAACTAATTTTTTTCATAAATCAATCTATACTTTTAGATCCCTTTTCCTTGCTGTTATCAAAAAACTCTTCATTGATGTCAATGCACTTTACACCCTTTTCCATTAGATGTTTGGCGGTTTCTTCAGAAATTTCGCAAGTTATTGGTCTATGCGTATAGACGCATCTTGATGCGGCGATATAAAAATCACTACACTTGGCGATTGATATGCAATCGGAATCAAGGATGACTGCGGGTCCACAATCATCCGATTCAACGATGGCAATTATTCTCATAGAATAGATTTTATCACTTTTCATGTTATCCCAACAGCGACCTGTATACTAAGCATACTAAGAGATACTAAGTTATACATATTATGTATATGTATACATATTGTATGCTTAGTATGCTTGTTCGCTTAGTAAGCGAAGCATACCAGTATTTTTTCAACTTTGTTTGAGATTTTACAAATTTTTTGAAAATTTTCTGATAACATCAAAACATGACTTTCACAACCGTACACGACCTGCTGGATTCTGGAGAAGTTGAGTTATTAAAATGCATGGCTTCTGATCTTGATGTTGTTAATGCTGCTCGGGTTTCTTTCTCTTCTTATCAAGATGAAATTGATGAAAAAGCCATTGGTTTAATCAATTATCTGATGAAAAACAAACACGCAACCCCTTTTGAACATGCTGTTTTTAAATTCAGGATTAAAGCTCCTATCTTTGTTACTAGAGAATGGATGAGACACAGGTGGTCTTCTTTTAATGAAATGAGTATGAGATACCATATTCCAAAAGAACTTCAATACTATATCCCAGCTTATAATAAGATTCGTAAACAAATTGGCAAACCTGGATCTTATACTTTTGAAGAAATTGAGCATCTAGGAATAAAAGATGCTGTTCATTCTATATTTAAACAATCAATGCTTGATGCAGATGATGCTTATTATAAACTTATTGAACTTGGTGTTGCAAAAGAGATAGCTCGTTGTGTATTGCCAGTAAGTCAATATACTGAGTTTATCTGGACAGTTAATGCAAGAAGTTTAATTAACTTTATCTCTCTTAGAAATGATGACAACGCACAGTACGAAATCAATGAATATGCAAAAATCATTGAGAAAATTTTTAAAGAAAAAATGCCAATTACCCATGAAGCCTTCATTGCCTGCGATAGAATGGCGATATGAAAGGCTTTGTATTATTTCTGTCATATATTGTTGTCACAGCAACCTTATTCAGATATGGGGTAAAACTTGGCTGGAATCACGATCCTGGTATTCTCGGACCAGCAATTATTACTTTCAATTTGAACTTAATGCTGGCATTATATACTTATGCAAAAAACGCTGAATAAAGAATATCTCCAGACAAAGGAGATTCTCCTTTTAAGCGATACGCACTACCCGCATACTTACATAAGAGATTTTCTTTCAATGCTTGATTCTTCAAGAGTTTTCGTCTACTGCTCCCCAGCGAGTACGGCAAAATTTATGCGTCTATACTTGAAGTTTTCAACAAAAAAACAAGCTAAAATAATTAAAGATAAAAATTACAAAATGTTCTTTAACAACCATATTGATCAGTATGTAATTGTTATTTTTTTTGGGAAAAAGAAAACCAAAGAAACGCCATTGCTGGATTTATTGAGCAGGCAATTGCTGCTAACATATAAAGACATTATTATTGTTACAGAAGAAGGAGTTGATTACGATGAGGATTCTGCCTTATTCGGATGATGAGGAACTAGAAGACATTGAGAGCTTGACGATCATCATCAAGGCTGTGCCTTTTGAGGATGACTACGCTCCGGCTTTCTATGTGTCATCGCCATCAGATGATTATATGATGAAAATTGATGAACTGAACTGCCTAATGGATGGTCTAGAGATTGCACGAAGGTCAATTGATGAAATAATTGACTACATCTTGAAATCAAACATAGAGGAGGATGACTGATGCTATTTGGAAGAATTATCCCAGGTTTCCCATACCCACAAAAAATATGTCCGTATTGCATGAAAACACTTGTTGTTGTGAATGCCGTTCATTGGGAAGGTGATCCCTATCAATATAAGGCTCTCTATCTTGATCCAAACGGTGAGTGTCCAGTTTATGACGAAGGTGCGAAGCAAGCTTATGCAAGAATCTATTATTCCGGAGAAGATGCCTTTAATTATTTCCGTGATGTTATGATCCCTGTTCAAAGGTGGAGTCAAGAAGATTTGTATAGTATGTACAAATAAATCATGGTAAACTGGTAGGTACTATGCCTGTAAAATCTTGCTCAGAAAATGGAAATCCCGGTTTTAAATGGGGAGATAGCGGAAAGTGCTATATCTATGAAAAAGGTAACCCCGAATCAATTGGCGAAGCCAAAAGAAAAGCAACGGTGCAGGGTATTGCGACTGGTGAATATGATAACACTAACGGCTTTGATGAAAAAGAACTTGAAAACACCTTGAAGTCTCTAAAAGAATGGTTTAAGGAAAAATGGGTTGATATCTCAAGACCTAAGCCAGGTGGTGGTTTTGAACCTTGTGGTAGAGCCGATGCCAGTACAGGAAAATATCCAAAATGCGTACCGGCTTCAAGAGCTGCTCGGATGACACCAGAAGAAATCGCATCTGCTGTCCGAAGGAAAAGGACTGCGGAATCAACACAAACTCGGGATGGTAAAACCCCGATCTATGTCTCAACCGACAAAGAGAAGTTTGAGAAAAAGAATGTACCAACAAACCCTGAGCTTTACGCAAGGGTTAAGGCGGAAGCTAGAGCCAAGTTTGATGTTTATCCATCAGCCTATGCTAATGCATGGCTTGTCCGTGAATATAAAAAAAGAGGTGGAGGTTACAGAGTGACAAAAGAAAATGTGGATAAAATGGCAGAGGATCTTGCAGAAGAAGAAGCCGTTCTTGCGGATGCCTTGATAACTATCGCATCTAGATATGGCAAGTTCAACGAAGATGAAACTGGTATTTGGGCTGGCTATGATAGCCCAGAAGAAAATGAAGTTAAAAGCATCGGGGTCAAGTGTGCAAATTGCGTTCTCTATGAAGGCGAAGGCGTTTGTAAGATTATTGCCCAAGAAGTTGAAGAAGAAGGAAAATGCAGATTTGCTGTAATTCCGGAAGGAGTCGTAAAGCCAGAAATGGATGATGAATACGAAGAAGAGGATGACAACGAAGAAGATTCAATGTCAAACCTCATCTCTATAATTAGAGATCTGTTAATTAACAAGGAGAAATAACATGAAATATTCAGAAAATATGAACAAAATGATTGAAGACCATCTTTCAATGAAGAATTGGCACGAAACAATGGCTAAGTCTGCTGCAGAAATGATGCAAGACCACATCAAGGCTGCCTCATGGCATGATTCACAATCAAACTTGATTAAAGGTATGATCCAAGAAGTCCCTCTTGACCCAGAAACCAAGAAAATGACCGTTCCTGCAGGTTCTTACTCTGCAACCACACCTGGCAAGACAAAAACTACTGAGACCGAAGTGCCTTTGGACCCACAGACCGTTAAAAAAGGCGATCTTGTAGCGATTTTGAAGGCTCATGAGGAAGAATTTGGTTCTTTTGATATGTCAGCCGAAGACATTGCTAGCTTTTTGTTGGCAAAATAGTCCGTGGAAGCAATAGTTGTCTCAATTATTGTGGCAATTGGCGGTATTTTGGCTGCTCTTGTACAAAAAGGGCGAGTTGAGAACCGTGAAGACCACAATGAGGTTGCTACTATGATCAAATTAGTCCACGAAGATGTCTCCAAAGTTGGGGAAAAGTTAGATAATCATATTACCTGGCACCTAGACAAAAAAGACGAATAATACGCTATACTTGTTAGTGGGGCGGTTCTTGACGGATTCTATTTCGGAAGATTAGGTCCGGTACGAGAATCGCCCCATTGGACTTTATATGGCAACTAAGAAAACTCCTGAAAAGATTGATGACTGGGTTGTGCGATATATGCATAAACTTCAGAACATGTTAAAACTTTCTGACTGGAACATCTCAATGTCTCCAGAGCCTGCATCTGAAGATGCACTTGCCAACATTAGCATCACAGAATGGCAACACACTGCTGTTATCACACTGCATAAAGACTTCAGAAAGGATACTCCCGAAGCATTGAGGGGTACAATCATTCACGAACTACTGCATTGCCATCTTGCACCGATGTCAGAATCATGCGAAGAGATACTTAAGTCGGATAGAAACGCAGAAATAAAAGAATCTGTCATCAGTGCAGCAATCTCTTCCATTGAGTATCAAGGAGAGAGGGCTATTGACTTGATTGCTGAAGCTATTGCTCCACTATTTCCTCTTCCTAATATCCCAAAGACAACTCCATTAAAGAATGTTGTTGTTGCGAAGAAGATTCCCGCAAAAAAAAATATTAAAAAAGTTGCAAAAGGACCGAGCAGACGAGTCTAAAACCTGTAGAATGAACCTCTAACGAAAGGTTGATTATGATTACAGATAAACAGATTGAAACCATGTTAAAGACAGTCCCCAGTGAAATCTACAGAGACGTAGCCGGAGCATTGACTGGTGCTAAAAATGGAATGTCTGCTGGTGAAACGGCAAAGTTCTATAGCATCTCGGTTCCTTTTGTTCAGGAATGCTGGAACAAGTATGGACTAACCACAGATGCATCTTCTACATCCACTGGGAAGAGGTCAGACAAGAATAATGCAATTAAAAAATTCTTGGAGTCAAATATTGGTAAAACGATTAAACCTCAAGATCTTGTTGATGCTTCAGGAATTTCTATGCCGACATTCTACAACTTCTATAATGCCAACAGGGGCTATTTCAAGAAGGTTAAAAGAGGTCAGTTTGAAATCATTGATCCAAATGCAGAAAGAGAAAAGGACAAGTAGTCTTGAATTCTGAACTTAGCAACCGTCAACAAACGTCTTGGGAACATTTCTCAAGTCTATGTGTTGATTCTGTTTTTGATTTGGTCATAGACAATAAATCCTTTGAGATGCGCAAAGGTATCCTAATGCAGGAACCATATGGGTTATTTCTTGGTGATGATCAAATTCAAAACATGAAGTCAATTATTGAAAAAATGATTGAAGAACCAATTTGGAAGTATGACGCAAAGTCTCCCACTTACGTGGATAGTGGACTTAATGACACCATTAAGAAAACACCAAACAATCTTTGGGAGATGCTGGCTGCTTGTTCTATTATTTATTTTGACAAAAAAATATTTGGCTTTGGTGCAGATTCTGACATGCATTTGTATTCCTACAAGAACCAAATAAAAACCACTCTTGTTAAAAAACAAAGAGATTACGGATCAAAAAATATTGAAAAATTTGGAATTAATGGGATTGTCATCCGTATTCACGACAAAATTGCTCGGCTAGAGAATCTTCTCAATAAAAACTCGTTTGCAGAAAATGAGCCTCTTCAAGATACTCTGTTGGACA